CGTTAGGTTCTAAAACCATTAGCTCAGATAGTGGCGGAGTCATTGTTGATTCTTTAAAAATTGGCTCTGGATCAGATCAGGTTACCTTAACCGCAAGCAGTGGGAGCCTTTTGACCGGTGGAAGCCAGGTTAGCGGAATAGCTTTAACTGACCTATCTGTTGGGTCAGAAGCCAGCGCAAGTGGTGATGGTGGAATAGCTTATAACAATAGCAGCGGAGTGTTTACTTATACCCCGCCTGATTTGTCTACATATTTAACGTCCGTAGCATTTTCTGATATTGCCGCAGGCGCGGTATTGCTGTCATCAGAAACCTTTGCAGACTCAGATTCTCAATTAATGACTGCTGCCGCTATTGATGATCGTATTAACGGCAAGGGATACATAACTGCTAACCAGACAATTACATTAAGTGGTGATGTTTCAGGATCGGGGACAACTAGCATTGCCGTCACAATTGCCGATGACTCGCATAACCATGTTATTTCTAACGTAGATGGCCTTCAGGCGGCATTAGATGCAAAACTTGCAAATCTTTCTGAAGACACTAGCCCGCAGTTAGGCGGCAACCTCGATTTAAACGGTAACGACATAGTTACTACTAGCAACGCTGATATTGACCTAGACCCTAACGGTTCTGGCGTAGCGGTATTTAAAGGTAATGCTACTCGTGGCGCTGGTCAGTTTAAGCTGAACTGCGAGCAAAATAGCCACGCAATTATTATTAAAGGCCCACCCCACAGTGCGGCTGCGTCTTATACTCTTACGCTTCCTAATGATGATGGCAGTGCCAACCAGGTACTTAAAACTGATGGCTCTGGAAACCTAAGCTGGGTTGCTCAAAGCAGCGGCGGTATATCGGATGTGGTGAGTGATACAAGTCCGCAGCTAGGTGGTGACTTAGATGTAAACGGCAACAGCATCGTTAGTGCCAGTAACGGCAACATTGCAGTGACTCCAAATGGTTCGGGCAAGGTAGTGCTAGATGGTTTAAGTTGGCCTACGTCAGATGGCTCAGCCGATCAGGTTTTAAAAACCGATGGTTCTGGAAACCTTAGTTTTGTTAATCAATCTGGTGGTGGTGGCGGTGGCGGCATTACAACAGGCAAAGCCATTGCGATGGCTATGATTTTCGGAGGATAAAATGGCAGCCCCTAATATAGTTAACGTAGCTACGATCACCATGAAAACTGCTGTGCAAGCCATTGGTACATCGGCGGCAGCAATAGTCAGTAACGCATCTAGTTCAGGAAAAGCATTTAAAGTTAATGCTTTGTACATTTCAAATGTTGATGGCAGCAACAATGCAGAGGTAAACGTTGATATATACAGATCATCTACTGCATATCATATTGCCAAGACAATCGTTGTTCCTGCCGATGCATCGCTTGACGTACTGTCTAAGCCTATAACTCTAGAAGAAGGTGATAGTTTGCGCCTTACTGCTAGCACAGCATCGGATTTAGAGGCCGTTTGTTCGTATGAGGAGTTAAGCTAAATGGCTCAATATCCCTCTAAAACCGGAGCTAGTGGCATATATACATTGCAAGAGCAATATGTTGCTAAACAAGGTGACAACTGGCCTATAACGCTTCCAAATTCAATGGACTTTCTTGTTATTGGAGGTGGTGGTGGTGGCGGTGGTTCTTCTCCAAGCCATGCTACCGGCGGTGGCGGCGGCGCTGGAGGATATAGATCGTCGTGGAATAATGAAACATCAGGAGGTGGCGGTTCGTCTGAATCCGCAATTACTTTAGCTGCTGGCGTTACCTATACCATAACAGTAGGCGCAGGCGGGGCTGGCAGTTCGTCGGGTGGTGGCGCAGCCGCTGATGGAGGTGATAGTTCCATAGCTGCATCAGGCATGACAACAATTACTAGTGCAGGAGGTGGCAGAGGCGGAACTTCAGCAGGCTCGACTCCTAATAATGGCGGATCAGGCGGAGGTGCGCATCCATACAGCAGAACCTCAAATGGCTCTGGAACGGCCAACCAGGGTTATGACGGGGGTGAGTGTCCATCTAGCTACGGCGGTGGCGGAGGTGGGGGTGCTGGAGGCGCTGGTTCTAATTCTCAATCAAATGGACACGGCGGTGATGGAGGTGCTGGTTTAGCGTCTACCATTACAGGCAGCTCTGTTACTCGCGCAGGCGGTGGAGGCGGTGGCGGAAATAACACCGGAGGCGACGCGACCGGCGGGGGCGGACGCGGAGGAGATGACACAGAAAGCGGCGATGCCGCAACTGCTAATACCGGCGGCGGTGGCGGTGGTGGTGCGACTAACGGTGCGCAAAGTATTTCAGGGGGTAATGGTGGCTCTGGTGTAGTTATTTTGCGTGTGAACAGCACGGCCGTATCGCCTACAACAACCGGCTCCCCTACTGTAACAACGGACTCTGGCGCAACAATTTATGTATTTACTGCATCTGGGAGTATTCAATTCTAATGGCGCATTTTGCTGAACTTGGTATTGATAATGTAATTGTTCGTGTTGTTGCCATAGCAAATGACGCAATTACGGATAGTAATGGCGATGAACAAGAATCGCTTGGTATTGATTTGTGCCGCAGTTTTTTTGGCGGAACATGGAGGCAAACGTCTTATAACAAAAACATTCGTAAAAACTTTGCTGGTGTTGGATACACCTATAATTTGTCTAAAGACGCATTTATTCCTCCAAAGCCCTATGCAAGTTGGGTTTTGAACGATACGACCTGTTTGTGGGAAGCGCCAGCAGCAATACCAACTGACGGGAAAAGATATAGGTGGGACGAAGATTCTACTTCTTGGGTTGAGGTGTCATAAATGTTAATGACGCAAACCGAGTTAAATGCCTTGTTTAGCCAGGTAAATGATGCTTTTAAAGAACAATCTGATCGTTTGAAGGAATTGAAGCAGCAACTAGACCATTTAGAGGAAAGGCTTAATGGCTACGAAAAAAGATCCAAAACTGGCACGCGCGGGCGTAAGCGGGTACAACAAGCCGAAACGAACCCCGAATCATCCGACCAAGAAGTTCGTGGTGGTAGCGAAGGTGGGGGACAAGACCAAAACAATTAGATTTGGTGATGCCAAAATGACGATCAAAAAGAGTCAACCGGCTAGGCGTAAGTCATTTCGGGCTAGACACAAGTGTGATACAAATCCGCCTAGTAAACTGACAGCACGATACTGGTCTTGCAAAAAGTGGTGACAACAAATTTAGAGGACGTTTACCGCTTAAAAACTAAAGAATCTCTTGATATAGCGCATAAATATCACGGACTTTTAAAAAGAAAGTCAGATAAGGTGATAGTTATGTATTCTGGCGGGATGGATAGTATTTCGCTTGCTTGGAGCCTTCTTGAGCATACCTCGTTTGATGTTCATATACACTCAATTCACCTTGATAACTCTGAGGGTAGGATTAAGGCAGAAGGCCATGCAATTCAACAAAGCATAGCGTGGATGCAGCAAAATCAACGCCCGTTTGAGTTTTCATCAAGTTTTTACTCGTATAAAGCTAAATATCCTGGTGGTCGAGACATGGCTTTGGCCTTGTTTCAAGCTGGTCGGGTTATCGCAACAATGTCTGAACCTGTAGCCGCAGTGTTTACTGGGGACTACAACATGAGCAAAGAGGAAAGTGCTGAGGCATACAGCATTTTTTCTGCGTTATTTATCAATAAACAAACGAAGCCTGTATGGGTTGCGCCATTTGACTACATGAGCAAAGTTCCGCTTGAAAGAAGTTTGGGTGTTTACTTTGCTATGCCCCAAGAGTTGCGCAAAATGTATTGGTCGTGTAGAAAGCCTAAAGAGACTACTGAAGGGTTTTTAACTTGCGGATCGTGCCATGCTTGCAAGCGGCAGTATTCCTTGCAAAAAGCTATAAAGGAGGCAGATAGTGAAGGTTAAAGCGCCAAAAGGCTATCATTGGATGAAGGATGGCAAAGAATACAAGCTGATGAAGAATCCACCTGGGGGATACAAGCCGCATAAAGGCGCTTCTCAATCAGCAGATTTTAAGGTTCAAAAAGTCCATAAAGGCAAATAGGAGGCTGTTATGGGTTACGGAATGGGTGCGTATAAGTCTAAGCCAGCTAAAAAGAAGAAGAAAAAAGCCAAGAAAAAGGCAAAGAAGTAATGCCTAAAGCTAAGTCTAAAGCCAAAAAAAAGAAGGGCGCTATACCCGATAATGTAAAGAACAAGGCTCTTTACTCTAGGGTTAAGGCTGCGGCCAAGCGTAAATTTGACGTATATCCTAGTGCTTACGCTAATGCGTGGCTGGTGCGGGAATACAAAAAGCGTGGCGGTACTTATGGCTAAGACCAAAGGTGGCTTAACCAAATGGTTTAAAGAAGATTGGGTTGACATTAAGACCGGCAAGAAGTGTGGTCGCAAGAAAGCTAAGGGATCTAAACGTCCTTACCCAGCCTGTAGGCCCAAAGCAGTAGCTGCCAAGATGACTAAGGCAGAAAAAGAGGCCGCAAAACGTAAGAAGAAAGGGCCAAAAGCCATTAAGTATGCTGTTACTGCATCTGGCAAAAGAAGGAAAAAGAAAGCCTAATGAATCGTGAAGATGAAAAGTATTACAATGATTACTTTGATTTATTTAGAAGCGATGGCTGGAAGCAATTAACTGAAGAGTTGACACAGAACGCGGCGGCTATTAATAATGTCGCGTTGGTAAAAGACGCTGAAGACCTGTTTTTTAGGCAGGGCCAGCTAGAAGTATTGGTATATCTGTTGCAGTTTGAGGATTCAATCAACAACAGTTATGACGATTTGGTAGAAACAAATGATTAAGGTTTTTGATTTTAAATGCAAAAACGGTCATTTGTTTGAAGAATTTGTAGACAGCACAACCACAACCACTAGGTGCGGTTGCGGCGCTGTAGCTACGAAGGTCGTTTCGGCGACTCCGTTCGTGCTAGATGGATCTACTGGGGATTTCCCTGGACGCCACATGAAGTGGGTACGCGAACATGAGGAAGCGGGACGAAAAGGAAGGGAGGCTCGCCGTGAGGCTGGCTAACCTCAATATCTCCATAACCTTTGATAAGGCGGGGCTAAGTTAAGTAATGTCAAGAGCGACAATTATTGATGAGCGTCCAGATGAGGTGGACACCACAACACCGGAAGAGCCGGTCGTTGAAGCTGTTGAGGCCCCTGTAGAGGAACAACCTCAAGAGCCTGAAGTACCAGAAAAGTATCAAGGTAAGTCTGTTGAAGAATTAATACAGATGCACCAAGAGCTTGAAAAGTTTTCAGGCAAGCAGCGAAACGAAGTCGGCGAACTACGGCAAGTGGTTGACAACTACATCCAGACAGAACTCTCGGCTAAAGAAGCACCTGAGCAACAGCAAGTAGACGATAGCGAAGATGTTGATTTCTTTGTTGATCCTCAAAAAGCTGTGGATAGCCGTATTGCTAACCACCCCAAGATCAAAGAAGCGGAGGCTTACACTCAACAGGCAAAACAACAGGCCACTCTTGCACAGTTGAAGTCCAGACACCCAGAGATGGAAACGATACTGCAAGACCCTAAGTTTGCCGAGTGGATCAAGGGGTCAAAGGTTAGGACAAAGTTATTTGTGGATGCCGACCAACGGTATGACTATGACGCTGCGGATGAGCTGTTTACGCTTTACAAAGAACGTAATCAGGTTGTCCAACAGACTGCTAACGCAGAACTGGCGGCTCGTAAGAATACTGTGAAGTCTGCAAACACTGGTAACGCTCGCGGTTCCACAGAGGGGACAAGGAAGAAGGTCTATCGTCGCGCTGACATTGTAAAACTTATGCGAGATGACCCAGAGCGTTATCAAAGTCTTTCAGATGAATTGCTGAGAGCCTACGCCGAGGGTCGCGTTAGATAGCCCTAAAGGAGATTTCTCATGGCTACAGCAACCTATCCCGGCGCGGCGGGTAATACCGCACTAACAGAAGCGGCAACATTTGTACCAGAAATTTGGTCAGATGAGATTATTGCTTCTTATCAAAAGAACTTGAAGATGGCTCCCCTTGTCAAGCGTATCGCTATGAACGGCAAGAAGGGTGACGTTATTCATATCCCTAAGCCTACTCGTGGTGATGCCAACGCTAAGGCGGCTGATACTGCGGTAACAATCATTGCTAACACAGAGTCAGAGCTGACAGTTACTATTAACCGTCACTTTGAATACTCACGTCTGATCGAGGACATCGTAGAGGTGCAGGCTTTGTCATCTCTGCGTCAGTTCTACACTGAAGACGCTGGTTATGCTTTGTCTGTTCAAGTTGACAATGATCTTCATGCGGCTGGTACTGGTTTTGGTGATGGTGGCGCTGTTGTATTTAGCCCTGCTGCTACTGACTACCAGCACACTGGTTGTTTCTTCAACGACGGTGGCACTACCACTCAGTACACTGATGACACTCTGATAGCTACTGATGAGTTCACGGATGCGTTCTTCCGCGACATGATCCAGAAGTTAGATGACAACAATGTACCGATGGAAGGCCGTAATCTGATCATTCCGCCCGCAACGCGCAATGCGATTATGGGTATTGATCGGTATGTATCATCAGACTTTGTTTCTGGCGGTACAGTCAACAACGGCTTGATTGGTAACTTGTATGGCGTAGATGTTTACGTTTCTGCAAACTGCCGAACAATTGAGGCGGCGGCTGATAACACTGCATCTAGTGTTGACACTCGCGCAGCACTTTTGTTTCACACTGAAGCAGTCGTTATGGCAGAGCAACTTGCCGTTCGATCGCAGACTCAGTACAAGCAAGAGTACTTGTCTACTCTGTACACCGCAGACACCCTTTACGGTGTTCAGGTGTATCGTCCTGAAGCTGGATTTGTCTTGGCAGTTCCATCTGCCTAATCAACACGGGGGCTTCGGCCCCCTTTCTTCTTTTCAGGCTGGGAACTACCAATGGCTAACTACACTAAGACTACTGACTTTGCAGCTAAGGATACCCTTCCAGGTGGTGACACCAATAAGGTTGTTCGCGGCACAGAGTTTGAAACAGAATTTGATGCTATATCGACTGCTATTGCTACTAAGTCTGATACGGCAGGCCCGACTTTTACCGGCACAGTTACCATCCCCACTGTTGATATAAACGCAGGGGCTATTGATGGCACAACGATAGGCGCTTCTTCAGCAGCCGCCGGTACTTTTACAAACCTAACTGCTAGTGGCACTGTTAACTTTAATGGTGCAACAGTTAGTAATCTTGGCACGATTACTACTGCCAACCTAGATGGAGGAACAGCAGATAACATTGTTATTGGTGGTTCAACTGCGGCAGCAGGCACGTTTACCACTTTAGCGGCCACATCTGCAACTGTAGGTGGTGCGGCTGTATTAACTAGCGTTGCGTTTTCCAATATAGACGCTGGCGCTATTACTACCTCTGGCGAAACCTTTGCAGATAGCGACACTCAGATACCAACTAATGCTGCCGTAAAAGACCACGTTGAGGCTGTAATTCCTACGCTGTCTGTTACTGAAGCATCTGTTACGGCACACCAAGCGGCACTAGCTATTGCGGCCACTCAGCTTACAGGCAACATTACTGTGCCGGGTAATGTAAGGCTTGCGCCAAGTGGCACTAACTACACAGAGCTATACGGTAATACTAACCCCGGTACAATTCGTTTTAATTGCGAATCAAACAGTCATGGGGTAACAGTACAAGGCCCAGCCCATAGTGCGGCGTCAACCTATACCGTCAAACTTCCTGATACGCTCGGTCTTACTCAGGCGTCAGGCATTGTTACGTCAGATGCAAACGGCGTGGTTAGCTTTGACAACGGGACAATCGAAGAGGTTACGACTGTTACCTCTAGCTCTAATGCCGCTACGATTAACTTGCGTGACGGCAATTTGTTTGAGCATGATCTGACAGAAAACGTCACCTACACGTTTAGTAACCCAGCCGCCGCAGGCAGGGCTTCATCGTTTGTTTTAAAGGTCATTCAAGACAGCAGCGCCAGAACAATTACATGGCCCGGAAGTGTTGATTGGGTTGCGGCTACGGCTCCTACTTTAACCGCAACAAACAACGGTGTAGATGTATTTGTGTTTTTTACTATTGACGGTGGCACAACCTACTACGGCTTTGTTGCTGGGCAGGCATTAGCATGAGTGTAGCTAATAAGCTATTACAAGCCGCCGCTGGTGGAGGTAGTGGCCCTGTTTACGTTGATGATGTGTTTTCGACTTTTTTGCACGTTGGAGATTCTAGTAGCGGTCGGTCTATAAACAACGGTATAGATTTAGATGGTGAAGGTGGCCTTGTTTGGATAAAGGGCAGAGACTCCGCCTATAACAATGTTTTGTACGACACTGCTCGTGGTGCAACACAAGAAATGTATTCCAACAATACCGACAGATCAGCCGCAAACACAAACGCATTGACAGCGTTTAACTCAAACGGCTTTACCATTGGTGCGGCTGGAGAAGTTAATAATAACCTCAACAAGTACGTTTCTTGGACATTCCGCAAGCAAGAAAAGTTTTTTGACATTGTTACTTATACGGGCAACGGCACTGCTGGTCGCACCATAAACCATAATCTTGGCTCTGTGCCGGGAATGATGATTGTTAAAGCTACAAGTGATGTTAGTGAATGGGTTGTGTATCACCGTTCGCTAGGCAATACAAAGTATATGCACTTGGAGCAATATCATCAAGCATATACCAGCAGTGCAAGATGGAACAATACAACCCCTACAGATACAGTATTTACAGTAGGAACTACACCAACAAATACTAACGGAACAACTTACGTTGCTTACCTTTTTGCCCACGACGAACAAGACTTTGGCGAAAATTCTGACGAAGCCATTATTAAATGCGGAAGTTATGAGGGCAACGGGAGCACGACTGGCCCTGTTGTTGATCTAGGGTTTGAGCCTCAGTGGTTACTTATTAAAAACATTGATGACGGCCAAGACGGTATGCACTGGTATATTTTTGACAATATGCGAGGCATGGCAAGTGGCGGAGAAAACGTCAGGCTTAAGGCGAATAAAACTGATGCTGACGCTGGAGTGGGAAGCTCTAGTATTTTTGATGTTTCAGCTACAGGCTTTAAGTTAAATACTACCAGCGGTAGTTATAACGCCAGTGGTAACACATTTATCTACATGGCAATCCGCAGACCCAACAAGCCAGCATCAGAGTTTGCGGCTACTGATGTGTTCAAGCCACAGGTTTTATCAGCAGGAGAGGGAAGTGATACATTTATTTCTACGGGCTTTCCTGTAGACGCTGTTCTATACACAAAGCGAACATCAAATGCTACTAATGTACTAGGAACCAGATTGACCGGAGGCTCAAAAACAGGGGGAGATTTAAAAACGGATAGTGCTGATGCGGAAGGCACTAACAGTGGAGCATTTTTTTTAGATCATAATGATGGGGTAACTGTAGACTTTAGCGGAGGCCACTTCAATGTAGCGCCAGCCGCTACTGATACAGATTATGCTCGTTACTATTTTCGTCGTATGCGTGGGTTTTTTGATATTGTCACTTACACTTCTGATACAACTTATCCTAATACATTTGCACATAATCTTGGTGTAGTTCCAGAGCTTGTTATTGTTAAAAGACGGGATGGTAGCCAAAATTGGACTATTTATGCCGCACCCTCAGGTAATGATAGACATTTCTACTTAAATTCTACAGCAGCAGAGAGCAGCGCTGGCTCAACTTTTTGGAATAGTACAACTCCTACTGCTTCAGTAGTTCATGTTGGCGGACAAGATGAAACTTGGGGATACAACGGCTACGATTATATTGCCCTTTTATTTGCTTCAGCTTCTGGTATATCAAAAGTTGGCAGTTATTCAGGAACCGGTAGCAGTCAAAACATTGATTGTGGTTTTTCAAACGGCGCAAGATTTGTATTAATTAAAAATAAAAACAACGCAGGTGGCTGGTATTTCTGGGATAGCGAAAGAGGAATTACAACAAATAATGATCCATTTTTGCGATTAGGCGCAAATGATGGGGATCAAAATTATACTGGCGACGATATTGATCCGCATTCTAGTGGCTTTAATGTTTCATCTAATAATAATGCAGTAAATAAAAGTGGTCGGGACTACTTGTTTTTAGCAATCGCATAGGATTATCAACTATGAGCGAATACAGAGTACGAGCAACGGGTGAGGTTAAAAGTCAAGGCCAAATCCGCTTAGACAACAAGAATATGTCTCTACCTAAAGTATGGACAGAAAGCGTGTGTGACGCATTGGGTGTTGATCCTGTGCTTGCTTCACCCCAACCAACCCCAAGTGGTGAATTTAAGGTATTTGATAGAAATGGAGTTGTGCAAGACTCTAACGGAAATTGGGTAGAGGCTTGGGTCGAAAGAGATATGTTCAAAGAGTACACAGTAACCGATGAAGAAGGTGTAAAAACTACGGTAACTGTACAGGCCCAGAAAGATGCCAAAGTAGCCGCAGACAATGCTAAAAGAGAGGCTGCTGAAAGAGACGTACGAAACACTTTATTAAAAGAAACAGATCACTATGCTTTGTCTGATGTAACAATGACAGATGCAATGAAAACGTATCGTCAGGCGCTTAGGGATGTACCCCAGCAGACAGATTTTCCCGGCACGATTAGCTGGCCTACAAAGCCGTGATATGTGGAAGTTATTTTTCTGTATTTGGTGCTTGATACCTATATTTACACATGGGCGATAGGCAGCAGAACGAGGTTAGAGCATTACAGGATTTGTCGATACAAGGAGATAAATAGCGAATCAGATCAAACGTACACCTGGTATTTACCTTGGCCTAATTCATATTGTGATCCTTACGTTATATACGAGGTGACAAATGATTGACCCGATTACGGCTGCGGCGGCAGCTACGAAAGCATACGCAGGGGTCAAAGCATTTATTGAGGCAGGAAAGTCCATCGAGGATACGTTTCAAGTAGTAGCCAGATGGCAAGGCCACGCATCAGATGTTTTGTATGCAAACAAAAGGCAGCAGAAAAGAACCAACCCACTTAAACAGGTGGTGTTTGCAAGCTCAGTAGAGGCAGAAGCGGCTCAGATGTTTGCCGCAAAGAAAAGGATAGAGACTCAAAAGAGAGAGTTAATAACATTATTGAAGTACGCGTACGGTAATGAAGGTGTAGAAGAGTACCGTAACTGCATGAAAGAAGTTCAAGCACAAAGGCAGAAAGAGGTTTATGCCCA